GGCTCTTGCTGAATCAGAATGACGTGCCGGTTGACCCGCGCTCCATGCTGATTGATTGCACGCCCTACGATGCGCTCCTCGGCGTCACGAACTTTGTTCAGGCGCAGATGTTCCGCGACACTGGCGTCTTGCAGGAGGGCAAGGTCATGCGTGCGCTTGGGTTTGACTTCTACGAACTCAATAATCTGTTCGCGTCCGGTGCGTCCGTCATGGGCTTCGCGTGCCACCCGAATGCGATTGCCATTGCGATGCGTTACCTCCAGCCCCAGTCCGGCAACACCTACGAGGCCGCTGGCCCGGTGACTGACCCCGAAACCGGCCTTGTTTTGGGCCTCCGCAAATTCTATGATAACGCTACGGGAGTCAGATACCTAGCGATGGAGTGCAACTATGGATATGCGCGTGGCCTTTCAACCGGAGGTCGCGTCTTGAAGAGGCTGGATTGATTTTCAGACTAACACCAAGCCCGCCCGAAACGGCGGGCTTTTTTGTTATTGACGTGCGCTTTTTTTATGGTTGAATAACGTCACTTTGAGTGACGAAGCGCAAATTTGCCCGCCCGTATTGGAGCCTGCCTACCCAGCGCAGCGCACTCAAAGTCCCAATGCGCGGCGGGCTTTTATTTACGCCCTAACAGACCCGCGTACTAGCTTTATGAAACCACCGAAACCGACAAAGCGATTCCCGCTCAAGAAAGACAGCAAGCCCGCAAGGCTTAAAGCCGCACAGGATGAACTTGACCGGCGCGGGTTTAATACGCGTGCGTTTCAGACTTTAACTTGCGGCGAGTGCCGCTTCACTTTGGAGGCTTGGCTATGAGTAAAGTGTCCCTCTGCATGATTGTCGGCAACGTGTCCGAATACATTGAGCGTTGCCTTCGTAACTTCGCGCCACATTGCGATGAGGTTGTCCTAGTTCGCGCCATTGGAAGCGCGACACCGGACGACACGGAAGCCATTGCCCGCCGCGTGCTAGCTGAACTCGGCATTCCTTTGGTGTGGGGCGAGTATAAGAACAAGCCCGGCCATGAAGATTGGAAACACGTTGACGACTTCGCAGCCGCCCGCCAGTTGAGCTTTGACCTAGCCTCTAACGACTGGTGTTTCTGGTGCGATTCCGACGACACCCTCGAAAGCGGCGGCGAACTCATTCGGCAACACGCCCGCGAAGGGCTTTACGCCTGCTACGTTTTCCCCTACAAAATTAGCGGTTTGGGCGTCAGTGTTCCGCGTGAAAGGCTTATCAATCGCACGTGCGGCAAGTGGCAGTATCCAGTCCACGAGTGTTTCAAGTTTGATATTGAGCCGATTCAAGGCGCACAGGATGACCGGGTAGTCATTCTTCACTCGCCCCGGTTTGATAAGAGCGGCAGCAATGAGCGCAACCTGCGAATTCTGAAAAGCATTCCAGAAAGCGAGATGCATCCCGGCTTGCTTTACCATTTGCACGGCGAGTTGATGGGCATTGGTGACAAAGAAGGCAGCATTCGCACGGCGCAAAAGGCATTTGAAGACCCGCGACTTGGCCGGGCTGAGAAATACGAGATGCTGATGAACCTCGCTCGCATGACTGACGATGCGGTTATGCGCGAGACGTTGCTGCATGAAGCCTACCGTGCCGACCCATCGCGCCGTGAGGCTCTTGGCGTTCTTAGCTCCAATGCGCTTGATTACGGCAAGCCAGAGCTTGCGTTGACTTACGCCCGGCAGATGATGGCGACGCCCCCGCCGCTCCATAAGGACTGGAATAATCGGCAGAGCTTTTACGGCTGGCTTGGCGATGACCTGCTCATGCAGGCTTTGCGGATGAATGGACACCGTGAGGCCGTTGACGTTGCCCGCCGTGCGGCTCTGGCTAAAGCTGGCGGCTGCCGTATCTCGCTCTTACACGCAACGCGAGGCCGTCCGCAGCAAGCGGTTTTGTGCCGCAAGGTCTGGTTGGACATGGCCGACAAGCCCGAAAACGTTGAACACATCTTTGTGTTTGACGAGGACGACGAAGAGAGCAAGCCGCTTCGCCGCTTTCACCATGCCGAAATCACGCCGGGCGGGGGATGCGTTGCGGCTTGGAACACGGCGGCGCAAATGAGCATTGGCGACGTGATGCTTCAATTGTCCGACGACTGGGTGCCTTGTCAGGGTTGGGACACGCTCATTCTGAACGCCATTGGCGACCTAAAGAAGCCCGCCGTGTTGGCCGTCTCTGACGGTCATCGTAAGGACAAACTCCTTTGCATGGCGATTTGCACGCGGGCGTATTACTGGCAAGACTTCTTTTTGTTCCATCCTGACTTTACTGGGGTGTATTCGGACAACTGGTTCACCGACGTTGCCTACGCACGAGGGCAGGTTATTGAAGCCAAACACATTGAATTCCTCCACCGGCACCCCATCTTTACGGGCGAGCCGATGGACAAAACGCACAGCGAACAAAACGCCCCGGCCCGCTACGTGCAAGGCCAAGCCGTCATGGAACGCCTGCGGATGGGCAATGATTGGTCAACGATTCCCGGTTGGTTTAACTACTACGACTTCTACAAGCTAGTAGCGGACTCGCTAAAAGATGGCGACAAGGCCGTTGAGGTTGGCGTTTGGCTAGGCCGCTCAATTACGTATCTCGCGCAACGAATTAAGCGAGCGGGCAAGCACGTCCAGATTTACGCCATTGACAGTTTCAAGGGCGAGGAAGGACAAACCGCGCACGAAAAAACCGTTGCCGAAAACGGCGGAAGCAACCTTGCCGAATTCACGCGAAACATTGAACGATGCGGAGTAAGCAACAGCATTCGCGTAATTGAGGACGACTCAGCAAACGGCGCGAAGTGGTTTGAAGACAGGTCGCTTGCCTTTGTTTTCATCGACGCCGCGCACGATTACGAGAGCGTCAGGCGCGATATTGCCGCTTGGCTTCCAAAGATGAAGCCCGGCGCAGTGCTGGCAGGGCATGACGCGCAACACGCCGAGGTTATGCGGGCCGTCAACGAGTTGCTTCCCGGCGCGGTTCCGCTTGTTCCAATTTGGATTTACCGAGTCCCGAAATGAACATTGAGCAAAGGCGTTTTCTGCTTTTTAAAGCAGACAATGGCGACATTTATCTGAGCTGCGACGAATGGCGCGAGACGCGGCACATTCATTGCGCCATCGTGCTTGATGAAATAACCGCAAAGCGCATTGGCAAAATGATGGACGAATCTTCGGCGGCAGTTGACGCTGAATTTAACAGGCCACAACAATGAACGCAAACGACCCCGTAAACCATCCGAAACATTATACCACGCACCCCAGCGGAGTGGAATGCATTACCGTCACCGAACACATGAACTTTTGCCTTGGCAATGCCATGAAATACATTTGGCGAGCGGGCGAGAAGGGAGACAAGATTGAAGACTTGAAAAAAGCGCGGTGGTATTTGGACCGCGAAATTGAACGACTCACAAAAACAAAATGAGCATCCTTCTTTCCATCTTGACGCCCGCCGTCCCAAGCCGATGGCAGCAACTTCAAAAGCTGTCCGACGAACTGGCGCGTCAGATTGGCGACAAGCCGGTTGAACATCTAACCTTGATGGACAACAAGCGGCGCACTGTAGGCGAGAAACGGGACGCTTTGCTGCGGGCCTCACGCGGGCAGTATGTCGCTTTCTGCGATGATGACGACTGGGTGCGCGACGGCTACGTTGACGAAATTTTGCGGGCTATCCAATCCAATCCCGGCGTTGACGTAGTGACGTTCAATCAGCATTCGCAGGTAAATGAACACACGTCCGAAGTTCAATTCCAGCTTGGCAATCCAAATCATCCATTCAATCCCGGCGGAATAACACTTCGCAACGCATGGCACGTATGCGCTTGGCGTAGAGGGCTAGCGGTTCAGAGCTTTTTTCCGGCTAGCAGTTACGGAGAAGACTGGCAGTATGCCTCGCGCCTTTGCGCCGCTGCTAAAACTTCCGTTCACATTCCGCGCATCCTTCACGAATATCACCACAGCAGCGCGACAACGGAAGCCCCGCCGCCGTCCTAGACATTGCCGCCCGCGTCTGTTACGTTGACCGCTATGAGCTTGGCAACCGAAATGGACGCGGACATAGACAGTCTCAAAACCGAGATTGGCATTCTCGTAACGTCGTCCGTAGCGTCCGTTACGTGCGTATTTAACCGCATTGAACGGCGGCTTGATATGGGCGACGCTGGCTACCTAGACAACCGCGACGCGGAGATTGTGACCGTCTTGGGAGACTGGGCTACCGCGCCAACGGTTAATGACCGGGTGACAATCTCAAGCATTGGCTACCGGGTGCTAACAAGGCAGGATTCGGTCAACGGCATTCTGTCCACGATGGGGCTTACAAAGTCCAACTGATGAGCCTGTCCACGCTACAAGTTGACGACACGGTATTCCGCGACAGGCTGAATGCTTTGGCGATGCACGTAGGCGATGCTGGCAAGGTGCTTAAGCAGGAAGCCAAGATGCTGATGCGTGAGATTATCGCCCGCACTCCACCGCAGGGCGGAACATCCCGCGTTAGCCGGTATGAAACCATTGACGTAAATGCCCGCAGGCAAGGCGAGCTTGCCATTGCCAAAGATTTGAAGTCCGTTTTCGAGGTAATGTCTGACGCGAACTACTCAAAGTGGCTGAACATTGCCCGCTTAAAAAGGCTTCAACGCAGCAAGTCCGGCGCACGGTTTAAGTTCAATTACATAATGCCCAGCGGCACAACGGACAGAACAAAGGCGATTGTTGACGTAGAGCTTTACGGCGAGACGCTAGAGCAAATGCGCGAGCATCATCAATCGCTGCGCTCTCCTAGCACCGGGCGCACGTTGCAAAAGTTCCGCAACCGGCGAGACCCTCTAGGCCGTAACAAATCAATCCGCATCATGTATGTCTCGCAGTCCATGTATGAGAAATACAGGGCGCAGGTTTGGAAATACGTAGGCCAGCAGAAAGGCGGTTGGGGCGTCGGGGCACAGTTGCTTGGAATCAGGCTGCCCGGCTGGATTATGCGCCATGCAAACGGCGTCAACGGTTACGTCCTGTCCAACCTAGACGACAAGACTTCGCCAAGCATTACGATAGGCAACAAAACGCCGGGCGTCATTCGCAACTGTGAGCGCATCGTGAATTACGCCTTGCAAAACCGCGCCCGCTTTATGGAGCGCAACCTTGCCCGCCTAATCAAATACGGGCCGGGAAAGAACGGAAACTCAGGTTATGCCAGCTAGTAACATCGAAACAATTTACCAGTTTGAAAGCGCACTGGAATCGTGCATCGAAACGATTTTGCAAACCGACGCGAGCCTGACGTGTTACAAGCAAAAGGACACGGACATCAAAGCCAGCCCTTGGTCGGAAGTTCAATGCACGGGAATCAGCGCGAACGGCAAGCAATATAAAACCGGCACTAATGGTTTTAACTGGCCCCTCGATTTCACGTCAACGGTGCAAATCACCGTCACGACTAACCGCGAGCAAAACACGTCAAGCCATGCCACTTACTTAGGCAAAGTGCGCCGTTACCTTTACGACCTGTCAAGCTACACAACGCAGCGGCTACCCTACCTAGCCGTAAGCCTTGTGAGCGAATCCGGCTCCTCTGCCGTGTTTGTGGATGACGAACGGTTTGACCAAACAGTTTTGCAGTTTCGCGTCAACTTTACCATTAGGCACGACGCTTGGCCGACGTGAAAAACACGTTGACACCGGGCGCACAGGTGACACATTAGGGCAGCTTAACTAACAATCAACTGCACTAATCTATGGCCGCTTCTATTAACGATGGCTCAATTCCCTATGGAAGCCCAACGCTTTCAGTGGGCGGCGTAAGCTATATCAGTGAATCCTTTGACGTTCAAAGGCCGACTCAAAAAATTCCCCGGCGCAACGGCGACAACGAGCCAAGCGGGCAAGTTGTCATTGCCGATTTTGTAACTGGCACGGCGACGCTGCAAAAGATTACCGGCGGGACCAAGCTTCCACTTAATGGCGTTACATTCACCTACACGGATGACGCCACAATCGGAGCCGAGACATTTTACATTGACGAAGTGTCGCAGCCCCGTGGGCAGGCTGATGCCACCAAGTTTCAAATCGCCTTTACAAAGCTCTACAACTAAGCCGGACGCGGGGAAACCCGTGCGGCTCCTAACGCCGTGAATCCGCGCTTCGCCCATCTTCCCGAGTATGTCGAGGCTTGCCAAAAGCAAGACCGGCTACGGGACTTTGCGTTCCTAGAGCTTGAAGCCGTCCTTTGCGGACACGTAGTCAAGCCCATGACGGCCCGTCACCTTGCTTTGTTGACTCATTGTGGCAACGGATTCGTCACGGGCGGCGACGTGCTACCAGAGCATATTCCGCAGTTCATCTACGTGCTAAAGGGCGGCAGCTTGGCGGATGAAAAAGCCATGCGCCGCTTTGCCGTTGACTTTGGCTGGCGCAATTTTAAGACGTGTTGCGATGAGATTGAGGCATTTGTCAACGCCACATTCCTTGACTCGCCAGAGGGCGGCGGCAAGCGCGGCGAGACATTCAACTCTTGGCTGGCCTCTCTGGTTGACGTGCTGGCCCGTGAATACGGCTGGAATCAACGCGAGGTGCTAGACCTGCCCATTGCTTGCGTGTTTCAATACCTGCGCGTGATTCGGATGCGTAGCAGCGACAAGGAGCCGATGGTGAACAAGTTGAGCGACGAAGCGAGGGCAAAAGGCATTGCGCGAATGATGGCAGACGCCAAAAACTAATGAGCGAGGACATTAAATTTAAGCTAGGGTTTGACGGCACTGCATTCAAGCGCGGCGTTACGTCCGTGAGGGCTGACATGAAAAAGTTTGCCTCTGAGACTGCGGCAAGCTGGCGACAGGCTTTTACATTTGGGGCGATATTTGAGGGGCTGAAATCCATTTCAGACCGGATGATTGAAATAAAGCGGACATCCGAAGACTTGGGAGTTTCGGCTGGCTTTTTGCAGACGATGCAAAAAATGGCGGTTAAGTTTGGCTCAAGCTCTGAAGCCGCAAATGGCTCACTAATGAAGCTGGCCGAGACAATGGGCCAAGCTAGGCTTGAGGGCGGAGAGGCGTTGGAAAAGTTCGACAAGTTTGGGATTTCGCTTTACAATGCAAACGGCGAAGCAAAAACAACCGAAGAAGTTTTCAAAAACATTGCCGACCGTTACGGTCAAGCTACTGACGCGGCGACCAAGGCGGCCCTTGCTTTTGAGTTCTTTGGGAAACAAGGACGGCAAATAAATAACATTCTGGCGGAAGGCTCTGGCGGCATAGAAGCGTATCAAAAAAAGCTGCAATCATTCGGCTGGGTTGTCAGCGACAAGAATATGCAGGCGTTGATTGACGCCAGAGAAGCCCTGAAATCAAACACAACTGGACCGCTTGCTAGCCTTGCTGGATTTGCTACTAGAGCGGCAGGCATTCCTTTCCGTGCGCTTGGGGCGTTGTCAGCGGGCAAGGCGGGAATTTTTGGAGCAGGCCCGGCAAGCGACAAAGCGGTTATTGACTCAATTTTTGGCAGAGAAGAAAAAAGCGGCAAAGGCCGTCCACGTTCGTTCACTGAAGAAATGGAGCGGCGCGAACGAAACCGTTCCGTTCTGGCAAAGCAAACCGAAGAAGCGGAAAAGCGGAGACTCAAAGACGAAAAGGACACGCTAACAATCAAAGAAAAAACACGCGACCTTGTTTTTGAGGAAGCAGACGACAGCGAGAAAATTCGGATGCTCAAGCTTGAAATTCTTGACTTGGAAGACGAAGCCAATGACAGGAACAAAACGCAGCTTGAGCGTTCGCAAAAGCAGTTGGAGGTTCATGAAAGAATGGTTCAGATTGCCAAGGTTCAAAAAAACATAGACAAGGAACGCGCAGAGATAGCGAAGGAGCAGCAGGACGCAATTGACGAAATTGATAAAGGGTTCAAGCGTGATTTGGAGCAGGCTGTTATAAAGGCTCGCGGAATGATGGTCGGAGCTGGCGAGACTATTCGGGACAAAATGAGTTACACAAGACAGGATTTTGCAACCGCAAACCTGCGGGGGATACGTGACCCCGAAACAAGGCGTCAGGCTTCTATTTTTCAGCAAAAAGTAATGCCACTGGAGGCTAAAGCCGCCCGCCAAAAACAACAGGGCTTTTTTAATGAGGCAATTTCAACCCAAACCCAAGCCGAATTGATCATGGCTGGCCTTGACCGCTTGCAAAGCAGTGAGCAAATCAAACAACTTCTTGAGTTGAAACAGGTAAACGCGGCAACCAAGGCTCTTGCAAAATGCATTGTTGACGGCAACAAGCTCAACTCTCAAATAGCGATGGCAAAATGAGCTACACCTTCCAAGACGGCGATTTAAGCACGGCGCAAATTGACGGCCCTAAGCGATGGCTAAGGCCGTTTGATGACGACTTCTCGCAGGTAGTTTTCGAGCAGGATTATCAGCAGTTTGAAGACGACTTCACGCCGCTGCCGTTGGACACGCCGCACGACACCATCAAGGACGCCTACCTAGTCAGCGAAGGCCCGCTGGACGCGCTAGGCGGGGGCGTGGTTAAGTGGACGCGCACCTACGCCCGAATACCCGCGAGCCGTCAGCGGTTTGAAAGCTACTCTTGGACGGTGCCGGGCATTGGCACGGAGGCCGTTTATTCGTCCGTCTCAATTTCCAGCAACAGCAGCGCGGCGGGAGTCACGACGCTTGTCACCGCGACAAGCTCAACGGCGGGCGTTGGAGACTCCGTGCTTGTTTCCTACACGTTCACGGATGGCGTGACAGGCACTCAATACGGGCGCGACGTGTTGAGGACCTGCTTGTCTGGCACTAGCGGCACGACCATCAATGTTGACCTAATTTCAGAGCCGGGCGGGACAATCACTTACAACACCCTCAAGAAAGTTGAGCCGGGCAGAGACCCCTACACAGAGGAAGTTGGAAGCGTTTTGCAGCTAGACTACTTCCTTCCCGGTGTTTCGGCTGGCATTGATTCGCCGCAAGACATTCCAGAGCTTGCCCCACTTACCATCTACGACAACACCGGGCGACAGACGGCGAGCTTCACGGCCACTACAACGCCAACCCTCGCCACATGGCGCAGCAAGGTTGCGGCGGGCGAATACGTTTGCGTCGTGCGGTCAATCCCGCGCCGCTGGATGGGTAACATTTACGAACGGGCAACGCGATACGTTAAGGCGATATGATTCAACGTCCACCAGACGACATTTCCGCACCTTTGCCTTTGGTCAACGAAGGTGACCCGGCTTGGATGCTATCGGCAGAATGGGCGAACCACTTGGCGCGGAAAATCAACGCCATCCTTGAAATGCGGGCAGAGCTTCCCGTGAAAGTTACCAAGTCAGATTCCGGCTTCCTATTTAGCGCGGCAGAGGGTTACGCAACGCCAGCGGGGGCAATTCCTCAGTGGGTTGAAACAAGCGTGTGCATTGACGGCGAAGTCCGCACGCTTTGGGTATTTGGTGCGCTTGTGCCTGTATGATAACGCTAGGAGATTGCAACGGGTGCGCGGGTTGCGACGATGGCGGCAGCGTCGTTTGTGACCGCATTGCCTTTAGCAGTTCGCCGTCAGGCCCGCCAGCTAGGCCCGGCGAGATTGTTGGCAGCGCGAACGAAGGGGACGACATCGGTTTTTACGTCATGCGCTACCCGAGTTGCTTTCTTTATGAGGGAGACCCGACAACCTACGAAACAAACGAGGGACACCCTGCCACTGACGTTATTCCAGAGAACCAATATTACTTCGACAGCACGGCGCGGGCGTTTTGGCAGAATCAATCCGGCGTTATGACTTCCGTCGGAACGCCAAGTTGGTTTCTAAACGGCAGCGTGTCGGGCACGGTCAAAATCCTTTTGCCATCATGTGAGTGTTCCGCGCACATGATTACTGGCACGGCAGACGTGCCTTTTACTTTTGCAGACGGAGACGACACTCCGATTCCGGTCGCCTTAACTACCACCTGTCCCGGCCCGCCGATATTTTGGGGATGCCGCGACCAACCGGGTGGAGTTGAGGTTGCGACGCTTTACTTTGAGGACGTGAGCGCAACTGGCGGGTGCGTAGTGGCTGGAAACTCAGCGCGTGGCGTTGTGTTTTGCACGCATACTCTTCCAAACGGAAGCCCCGGGCCGAGATGGGAGATTCAATCATATGGTCACGGAGGCTATTGCGCCCCGCCAAGTTTTGGTGCCGGATTCTTGGGGCAAAGCCATTACAAAAATCTGACTCAGGTAATCAAAATCACCGACGGAGACGAATTCCACAGAACGGAAAGCGATTTTGACGACAATTGCTTGTATCTTGTGGAAAGAAGAAAGGTGGCAACTGCATACTCGGACCAAACATTTCTTCAATTACTTGGCACGTATGGCGGCGATTTGATAGAAAGAACAGACACATACGAACTGCGAAGAAACTCTATTTTGCTTTGGGACTTTATCCAAACCTACACAAACGAATACACCGGTCCACAAGACCAAGCTCAGATAAATCATGCGGCGGCGCAATCGGCTAGCCCAGATGAAACCTATGGGCTTGCGTCATTTGTGTATAACGACACACCAGAATACGAAACAAACGCGGTTGCGCCTTGGGATGAAGTAACCACAATTTCAGGGTGGGGGAGTGCAGGTTCTGCCCCGCCATACGAATATACTTTCTCTGCTGGCGTAAGGTCTTACGGCACAAGTAACCCTCACATTTCCGGCTTGGCGGTATATGAGACATTAACCTTGGACGCTCGCGGAAGCTATTCCGGCAACCCTGAACCACAACGAATAGGGATAAACATTACGCAATACGAATACGACAGCGAAACCGGAACCCACGCTCCGTATAGCGTAAGCGGGTGCGTTGACATCACTGATTCAATTTACGAAATTCAGCCAGCCGCAAACGAGGGGCGAGCTGAGTATGTTTATTGCGTTGCGCCCCATAACTGCCCGCTTCCGGCTTTTGTTTGTCACCCCGGTCTCTCTGCTTGTCCATGATATTCATTAGCACAATTGAACACCTAATGCTCCACATGAAACAAGCCCCGCAAGCAATCAAAGAGGGGGCAAAGTGGATTGTTGCCGGTGCGCCACTGGCTGACCGCGTGACGGTCAAGGTTCGCCGCGACACTTGCGAAGCCTGCGAATATTGGCGACGCGAGCCGGACAGGTGCGACAAGTGCAAATGCCTTGCCGCGAAGCTACATTTAGCAACGTCGGTTTGCCCTCTCAAAAAATGGTAGCCAAGATTGAACCGTTTAAGGCTGGCGAAATGGTGTCTGCGCGGCATTGGAACGCCGTTGCTCAGGCTGTCAACGCTCTTTGGGATTCGCGGGCGGAGCCGCCATTTGAGCTTATCAAGGGCGAGCCTTGGGTTTTACGATTGCAGCAACCTGCGCTTACCGGATTGGGCGCGGAGAATCAACCAGACCCGACGGCGGGCGTTACCCTGATTGAATTGCCCGCCTGCGATGACGGCACCCCGTCAACCATGTATGTCCCCGGCTATCTTGTCCCGCCTAATGCTTGACTATAAGGGCAAGTAATGACAACGTGAGCAGCGCAAATGAATCTCTACTTCAACGCAGCGGCTAGCGACCCGGCGAGTGCGCTTGTCCGCGACGCTTTGAGGCAGACGGCGGCGCAAAAACCTGTTTTTGTTCTTGGGGACAATCCCGAGGTTAATTTATTTGTGACCTCGGGGGACGGTGGCTATGACAGCGACAGCGGCAGCGCGACTGTTACCCCTTGGCTTGCTATCGGCACGCCCGGCGCGGCTCCTACCGGCGGCACGTTTTGGTTAGGTGTTTCGTCGGCAACGTCGGGGACGCTCCACAACGGTTCACGGTATTACATCCAAGACTACCAAGCCGGGGACGACTTCACGAACGTCGGCGCGACAACCAATGAGACGGGCGAGATTTTCACGAAAAACAATGGCACCCCGACTAGCTGGGCGAACGGTTCAACGCTAGTTGAAATCACAACGGACGTTGCCTATTCAGCGTCGGCTGCCACCTTGCTTGCGGCTTTAGAGGCTACGGAAGCAATCACGACGGGGGCAGTCACCGTCACAAAGAGCGGTGACTCCCCCGTCTGGAAGGTGGAGTGGACTACAACCGGGAACAAGTCCGCGCTGATTGGCGGCGGCTCTGGCCTTACGCCCGCGTCGTCCGTTGTCGTTTCGACTATTCGCGCAGGCACATCAACCGTTACGGAACAGCAACTCATTCGGCTTTCGCAGCAACCCTACGCACTCCAAACGACTTGGAGCCAAATCAGCAACGGATGGAATGCGCGGCTTGACCTTAACACTCGCGGCTTGCTTGAGGCATTGGACGGCGCGGGCAGTGTGCCTCTGACGCTTGAATTGCAGCTTGTTGACGGCTCCAATAACATCCGAACCGTCGGACAGGTTGATTGCATCGTGCGGCATGAGGTGGTTGATGAGGAAGCAACCATTCCGACTCCGCTGCCGTCCTACTTGACAGCAGCAGAAACGCGGGCAGAGGCTAGCGCGACAACTAGCAACTCCACGCAGACAACGCTTACATATACCACGGGCAACGGCACGCTTGACGCCAACTCCACGGTTGCCTTTTACGGCATTGTCACGGCCCGGCGAACGGACGCTGACGGCGAGAATGATGGCTTTGAGTTCAAGGGACTGATTCACCGAAATGCGCTTGCATCCAGCACGGCAATTGACGCTCTGCAAATGAACCAGATTGGCGCGACAGCTTGGAGCGTGGACGTGCAGGCGGACACCACGAACGGCGCAATCCTAATCAAAGTCACTGGCGCAACCTCGAAAACTATCTCTTGGAAGGCTCATCTTTACAAAACCGCAGTTGCAGAATGAAAACCTTTCTCGCATTTTTACTTAGCTGCCTGACGCTATCGGCGGCGACGACTTATCCGGTGTTGACGGACAGCACGAATCGCACGTTTCCCGGCGGCGTGACAAATGTTTTTTTCCTCAATTCAAACGTCGTCGCCGTCGGCACATTCCGCGTCACTGCTGCGGCCACGGTTACAAACTCGTCCAGCGTCTTTTCGGGCGCGGGCTATGGCAGCGCACAACAAACGCTCTCTTATTCCAGCGGCACAAACCTGACTGTTGACGCGAGCAAGTCGCTTCACTTCGTCAGCCTGACTAACACGGCATACTTTGCGCAGCCTAGCAGCTTGGTTGCTGGAGCGTCTTTCACTGTGATTTTGCAGCAAGACGGCACAGGAACAAGAGCGGTCACGTTCAATACAAACTATTGGAAGTTCCCAAACGGCACGCAACCAAGCATTACGACAAACGCGAACGCTTACGACGTGCTTTCGTGCATTGCCTGCCCTTACGGGACAAATGTTTTTACGGTTCATAACGCGAAGTTCCAATGAGGATCGCTTTTTTAATCATTGCCTGTGCGTTGCTGGCTTGTTGCGCGATTCAATCGCCGCAAGCCGGGCCGGTTGGATTTAGACTACCCGCAAGGTCGGCATTTTTGCCGTCTAGCATATCCGGCCTTAAGGTGTGGCTTGACGTTACTGATTCAACAAGCGTAACGGTTTCAACCGGGGCGTCACAAATAAACGACCTAAGCGGAAACGGAAACCACGCAACGCAATCAACCGGGAGCAAGCAGCCAGCCTACACCTCGGGCCAGTATATCACGCTTGACGGCGTTGATGATTACATGGAAATCCCGGCCATCGGAGCAATTAATTCGTCTGGTCGCTCCTACGTATTCCAAATTAAGTTTTCAACATCACAACTCGGTGGAGTTTTGACAATGCGAGGCTCTGGTGGGAGCAAGCAGTTTTCAGCCTACGTAAGCAATGCATCTGCAAGCGGAAACGGTTTGCGGCGGATTGGCTTCACAACAGGAACACTGTTGAATAACCAGACCGTAGTGCAAGGTTCTGATAGCGACACCAATTGGCACACCGCAGTTTTAACCCGCGTTAACACGTCCATGAAGCTGTATTTGGACGGAGTGCTGGTGGCTACCAATTCCAACAACGTCGGAGACGTCGATGTTAATTTTAAAACGTTTATCGGCACATACGCGGACGGGGACACGCCCGGCGGGGGGCTTTATTTTAATGGTGATGTTCGCAAGATTTTGATTTACACAACCGAGCTAACAGCAGACGACGTGCTTAATCTCTACAACGCTGGTTATTGATGCACTCATTGTTTATAGTCTCAGCAATTAGCAAAACTTGGTTTGATGACCAAGCGAGTGCGCTTGGCAACGGCGGCTCCGCGCTTGTTTTGGCTTTGTCAGCCAACGGACAAGAACCTGCTACGCATGGATGGTGCGCGGTCAAGCTGAGTGAAGCAAATGACGTTGCCGTTGCGGCTTTAATTGCGGAAAATCCAGACAAAGAAATTGTGTGGCGCAAATATGATGTTGGCTCGCAGCCGGGTTATCCAGACACAGTCCTTGCTGAGCTTGGGTTGAAGCGTATTGTTAAATCAATCGTATGACCGACAAAGCCAAAATCCTGTTTGACCTTCGCGCTTGGCTTTACATGGGGATTGCAACCGGCAGCGCATTCCTTGTTCAAACCGAAGCTCTGGAGCATTGGGGCGACTGGACTTCGCTAGAATGGTTCCGCACGGGCATTGGTGCGCTCATTGGCGGGGCAACCGCACTCCGCGCCTACGTTGACCAATCAATTTCAAAACGTGAAAACGACAATGAAGCAAACATTAACAAGCCGTGACGCTATCAAAGGATTTGCCGTTATCCTTTCATTAGTTTTGGCAGGCTGCGCGACGGTCCAACCCAATAGCCAGTTGCCCCTAGTCCGAACGGAGCAGACTTTGACCGTTGCGCTTGCTGCCGTTGATTCGTTCCTTTCTTTCGAGTATCGCCGCCGGGCAGACGTGCCGAAAGAAGTGCAAGACATAGCCTCCCGCGTGCGTAGCAAGGCCGTGGGCGCGTTTGAATCTGCCAACCGTCTCCGCATAGCCTATAAGGTCAACCGCAACGCTAAGAACGAAGCAGACCTGATGACGGCTCTGGCTGCCGTTGACGCCTTGGTTGGCGAAGTGCGCGTGTGGATTCCGAAAGCGACAGCAAGCGGGACGGGCAGCGCGACGGACAACTTGATTGCCGAAGCCGAGTCTAGCCGCACGGTTTCAACCGGCTCATGGGTCGCGCTTGTCCCCGTGTTTGTTGACCTTGCCCGCGAAGTTTATGTCATGGTCAACAAGGCACGAGATGCCGCAAAACAGAATGCGGAATGGGATTTAGCAGCCGAGGAAGCGTTTGCCGCGAAGCTCTCGGCCATCAAAACTGCGGCGCATTGGCAATGAGCGAGCAAATACAAAGAGTAGGCAAGGGCGTCGTCTTTTGGAGCGGAGTGCTGGGCGTTTGCGCCTCGGTTGCTTCGACTTGGTTAATCCTGCCGCAACGCATGGAAGCCGTGGAGAAACGTCAGGCTGCGATGGAATCCAAGTCCGCAACTGACCGCGAATTGCTTGTCCGAATTGAAGAGCGATTGAAGCAGGTTCAAGACGAACTCCGCCGCAAATGAAAATCCCATTCCTTGAGCTTCAAATGCGCGTCGCGCAGATATTTCCCGACGCGAAAGCTCAGGACATCGCGCCCGCTCCTTACGTTCACGTTTTTGACGCCAACTGGTTGCAAGAGGATTTCTGGCCTATCTGGTGCGAAGTTAAACGCGAACTCAATAGCGCAATCCCGGCCAGACCTATGGCGAACAATGCACGCCGGGGAATCTGCGATGAAATCACCAAGCGATTTATTGCGGAGCTTACGCTATCAACGCGCATCCGATACGTTGACGAGGACGTTGCGCCCGGCGTGCTTGACGCGACGGTCAGAATCACGGGCGAGCCTTTGAATTGCGTGTCGGATGGGTGGCATCGATGCGCTATTGCCGCACTCACCTCAAATGGGGTAGATTGGTTTCCAGCATTTGTAGAGCCTCAGCTTGATTATGCGAACTACCAAACTACTGACCTGCTTGACGCTGCTGGTCTTGGCGTGCAGTTGCACGAACACTTCATCTAAGCGGCTAAACCTTCCCATCCCCCCAGCCGCCAAATGAACATTTCAAAGGGATGGAAAAAAGTCTTCGCCGTGGGTTGCTCTCACGGAATCCACGCTGACCGTAAAGCACTTGAAGCGGTCATTAAGTTCCGCGAATCGTTTAAGCCAGATACTTGTGTTCATCTTGGGGATTTCACCGACTTGTCATGCTTCATGGCGTCGGCCAATCTTGCCAATCAATCAGAGGCTCCGCAGCCCGATGTTGACGGCGGCATTGAGTTCCTGACCCGGTTGCGCCCGAACTTGATTCTTTGCGGAAACCACGAGGACAGATTGTGGCGGCTCCAAAACTCACCGAACGCAATCGTTTCGCATTCGGCTTACGACATCATAAAACAAATCACGGCGACGGCTAAAACGCTTAGGGCGGAGCTTGTCCCCTACGGCGGGGTGTTTCAGCAACGTGTGATTGGCGGAGTCACCTACACGCACGGCACGGTTTACAACGAAAACTCGCCCCGCGATATGGCCGAGATGTATGGCAACGTAGTTTTCGCGCACACTCACAAGGTTGGCACCGCAAAGGGGAGGCGGGCAGATTCTCCGACTGGTTATTGCGTCGGCACCCTGACACGCCGCGCCGCCTTGGATTATGCCAAGACTCGCCGGGCAACTTTGGCTTGGTCACAGGGTTTTGTGTGGGGATATTATTGCGGAGACCAGAGCCAGCTTTGGCTGCACGAACACAATCACGCATTTGGCGAGTGGATTTTGCCTCGCTGACAACACATGAAACCAAACGACCTGCTTGCTGCCATCCTTAAAGCTAGCGGCACAAAACGACAGGACGACATTCCTTCAGGGTTTAAAACGTCAAAGGAATGGGCCGTTGAATGGAACAAAGCTCGACGCACTGCTGAGGAAGTTTGCGCCAAAGGAGTCGAAGCTGGGCTTCTCAAGAAAATCACCTTGCGCCGATTGGTGAACCTTCGCCTCCGCAACGTGAATTATTTCGCGGAGGTCAAGCGATAGTTTCCGAATCACAATTCAACCTTGCCAGCCGCGTTGTGCGGGGCAATCTTGCCGCCCCTAAAAATGAAAATTACCGTCCAACTTACCAGTCACGCAGAGGCCGAGCGCGGAGAAACCGAAAGAATGGCCGAAGTCTTTCACATTGAATTGAAGCGCAACGGCCAAGCCCGCGATGCGTTTTTACGCAATGTGGCAGCGCATATCCGCAGCCTTGCCAAAGCCTACAACGCCAAATTCGACGAAGAACACGGTATCAGCCAGCCTTAACAAAATGCCTTGCATGATTAGCCCGGCTTTAATCGTCGCAAAATGCAATTTCGGTATTTACTTGGGCTGGGATGGGAGTAGGGTTGGGGCATGAAAACGAACGACATTAAAAACGGGCAGCGGGTCAAGCTTGTGTTTGGATTTGGTCGCGTAGTGTTTGGTCAAATCTCTGACACCATTGCGAACAAGTGGGGCGCAAGCTACGAGGTGACTACCGACGAAGGGGAGGTTGAATACGTAAGCGGTTTTAGCTCTCAGCCCGGAATTGGAGCTTTCCTCGTATAAGGTTTTTGTGAACTCTTTTCCCTCCCAATCTACCACCATTGCCCGCGAGGGTAACGTAGATTCGCCCGGCGCGTGTGCGCCAAGGGGTGAGGATGGGACGACTGCTGGAGCGGCAAACACGCCGCCACCTCGTAGTATTGGATGGACAAACTCCAGCAGGAAATTTAAGGCACTTGGATACCTTCAGCGCAGAGGGTTGTATTACCGGCGCACTGGTGGCTACTGGCAAAACCTAACCATGACACAAAATGAACACTGACCTAATCATCGGCATGATTGTCGGCGCGAGCTTTACGGGCGTGATTTCGTCCCTGCTTTGGATTGCGCGGGACAGGATTCAAGGGCCGTTGCCAACGAATGAAGACTGGCCGGAGGACAAGCAATGATTCCCAAGTCATCGCGGTTCAAATGCGAGCGGTGCGGCTACCTAAAGAAGCGGCCCGGCAAGTGCGTGTGGTGCGGCAAGGTCGCAAACTTTGACAAGGTAAGCCATGCGCCTGACAAACCTTGAAGTCTTCTGCCGCGATTTGAAGATTAGCGAACGGGAAGCGATGGATGCTCTTCAGGAAGCGGCTATCATAAGCGACAACTGCACAAAGCTCGCGGACGTATTCGGGCAAGACCAGTGGCGAGCGATTAACTATTTAGGCAAGAACAAACCCAAAACGAAACGATAGCGATTATGGACACCACGGTTTCATTGGACAAAGCGATCAACTCGCCTGCAATGTGGACAGAGGTCAGTCACGTTTTGCCGCAAACAGAGAGGGCGGCAAGCGCAATCGACAGGGTTGATGCTGACGCGGGTTTTTGGAGTCCCAAAGCCGAGCAACATTTGTCAGGCCGTAGATATTGGGCGAAAAACTACACTCTGACGGAATACGACAGGGAAAAGCTAATTGAAGCCGCTGAAAAATTTCCCGCAAATTACGACACTTGCAAGACGTTGGCTTCAATTTCGTTAAAAAACAAACGGGAGACAAACATGGAAAAAGCTCTCGAATCATTCGGTAAAACAAACACAAACAGCAAATGAGCAATAACATAGCAATCAGCATTGACGTGACCCTGTTGGACAAAAAACGCTTCAAGGAAATGACCCGCAAGAATGGCAACCGCGCAGTGTTTGCGGACTTGGTGCTTGTCGAAACGCCGGACGGGCAGTATGGCGACTTCATGGTCAAGCAATCAATCAGCAAAGAGGAGCGCGAGGCCAAGGTTGAAATGCCAATCCTCGGCAACGGCAGATATCTGGTAAGCAAAGGCAAGCCAGCCGCCAAACCGCAGCCCGCACCGCAGCAAGACGAGTCGTCGGAGATTCCCTTCTGACATGAAATACGAAACACGCCAGTCCCGCGCATCGCGCTCCACAGTCCGCAAGATTGAAAAAGCCTTGGCACGCGGCTGGAAACCCGGCCTTGGCTCAGTCAGCGACTTTGCGCGGGGCTATAAGCCAAGCTACGCAAAACCGTTTGCAGGATTAGAAACGCTGCAATCTTCAAAATGAGCTTTTTTGCGATTTACAACTTGTGCAGTCCGGCTAAAGTGGCGACGTCAACTGAATGAACGGTTGACGAAAACAAAACGAAACGACATGAGCATCCAATCAGCAATCGAAAAAAACCTCCGAAATGTTTTGGAAGCCCGCAATGTAATCACAAGCGCGAACTGCTTGAAAAACAGCATTTTCAAGCGCGATATGGTTGCGCATTGGGCAACCGTTATTGCCAATCACCTCCCGACTTATAGTCCAGAGCAATGCTTGCAGATGGCTGAATTTGGGTTTGATAACGCAGTTGAATCCATTTTTTGCGAGGTTTGACCCGCCACCCCGCGCCCGGCGAAAACGGACGCGGCAGGCGGTTCAAACAACCAACACGACACAAAATGAAAACACCAGAAGCACTACAGAAAGCATCGGACACGTCAGAATTGCTTACGCAGGACTTGCGCGAGCTTGCAACGTCTCTTTGCGTTCACCAAACCACCGAGGAGCGCATTGCTTGGTATCACGTCATGCAACTCCTTACGGAAGCCGTCAGCCTGCGCCAAAAAATTCAGTCACTCAAAGCCTAACATGAACGACACAACGCAACTAGCAATGACAACACAGCAGCAACCCACGGCACAGCTTGAACGCTTCTCAGCGTTTTCCAGCATTGCCAATTTTGAGAACGCTCAGAGGATGGCGAAAGCCCTCACGTCCAGCAGCATCGTTCCGCAGGGCTACCGGGACAACCTTGCAGACGCGGTGATTGCGCTTGAAATGGCAAACCGCATCGGCGCAAACCCGTTAGCCGTCATGCAAAACCTCTACATCGTCCACGGAAAACCGGCTTGGAGTTCGCAGTTTCTCATTTCGTGCGTCAACGCGAGCGGCAAGTTTACGCCATTGCGATACCGTCAGACCGGCGAACGCGGAACGGACTCTTGGGGCATCATCGCTTGGGCAAAGGACCGTGAGGGCGAAGTGCTTGAATCGCCAGAGGTGACTATCGGCATGGCAAAAGCTGAGGGCTGGCACGGCAAGAGCGGAAGCAAATGGAAGACGATGCCGGACCTTATGCTCCGCTACCGGGCCGCGACTTTGTTCGCCCGACTGTTTGCCCCCGAGTTGACTATGGGCCTGCACTGTGACGACGAGATCATTGACATTTCGCCCGTGGTGACCGACCCGGTTGCCCGAGCCAAACCCGCCAAAGTTGAGCCTCAGTTTGCGCTCACCGCGCCTGCTCAAGAAAAGGAGGGCAAGTGAAATACAAGTATCTTCAAGTCGGGGACATTGTTAAAAACGGAGATGAATGGTTCAGCACTTGGAATGGCTGGCAGGAAACCTCAATGCCGGGAAAAATCGTAGGGTACAACACACCATACCGCCGCCCAATCAAAAAGAAGAAAGGAAACAAGTGAATTACGGCATACACCTAGACATTCCCGCCGCCAAATACCACGCGCACCCGGCAGCGTCCGCGAGCAAGCTGAAAAAGCTTTGGCAAAGCACTCCGGCGCATTTGAAAGCTGACACGGAAGTCTTTGAGCCGTCCGCCGCGATGGTTATGGGGACGCTGGCTCATTCGCTCATTCTTGAGCCGGAAACGCCCCTTCCCGGCATTGTGGTTCAACCGGACGAATACGAACCGGGTAAGAAATGGACACGCGCCGCGAAGGTTTGCAAGGAATGGGAGGCTGACCAGAAGGCGAAAGGCTTGTTGGTGCTGAAAGCCGACGAATGGAGAGACGCTCTGGGCATGGCTGAAGCGGTTGCTTGGCACCCGTTGGCGCATGACCTATTGGTTGACGGAAAGCCAGAAGTCAGTTTGTGCGCTCACGACAGCGCAAACGGACTGGACATCAAAGCCCGCATTGACTTCCTGCCAAACACCGGAAGCGCAATCGTAGACGTGAAAACCACCGTTGACGCAAGCGAACGCGGATTCATGCGCCGGGCATACGACCTTGGCTATCACATTCAAGCCGCGTTGTATTTGGACTTGTGGAATGCGCTAATGCCAACCGAACCGCGCACCGAGTTTTATTTTGTCGCGGTTGAAAACTCTGCACCCTACGCGGTCAACGTGTTCAAGGCGTCGCAGGAGTTTCTTGCCAAGGGCCGCGAGGACTACAAAGCCGCACTCACGCTTTACGCCGCGTGCGTCAAAGCTGACAACTGGCCTGCTTACTCGCAGGAAGTCAAGGAACTTGGCTTGCCGAAGTATGCGGTTTAACGACAAAACCTATGGACATTCACATTGGCATTGATGATACGGACCACATGGCTTTCTTTTGCCTATGCAATAAGGCAATGAGGGTTGAGCGAGTCAAAACCGACAAGGTGACGGTTGATTTCAAGAGGAAAAAAACTGACAAATGCACTTGGGTTTACCTTCGTTGCGAATGCGGAAACATTGGCTGGCGAAAGTTTTACTGGCTTGATGACGGGCAATTTTGCGTATTTCGCACGCAACAAAACAAACAGATATGAAAAACCCATTTCGTGATTGGAATCTTGCCAAGGTCCAAGCTCACAACTCCCGCGTCGGAAAACTGCCGCCCAAGATTGAAACCGCTGCGAGCCTTCTGGCTTCAATGCGCGAGCGTGAGACGAAAAAGAAAACGCAAGCCCTAGCCGACGCGAACGCAAAGGCGAGCCATCTTGAGATCAAGTTCATGGACCTCTGGAAACTCGAAGGCGGGCCGGAACTCGTGCGCGAGCATCGGTTTCATCCCGAGAGAAAATGGCGGTTTGATTTTGCACACCTAGCGAGCCGGACAGCCATTGAAATTGAGGGAGGCGTCTGGAATGGCAGGCACACGCGGGGCGACGGATTTCAGAAGGACGCCGAGAAATACTTTGAGGCTCACATTCGCGGCTGGCGCGTTGTCAGGCTCACGCCCAATTTGATAACGTGCGAAAACCTGCGGGCCTTGGCGATGCGAATGAGTATTTAGCTGGCTAATCCAAGTGCCTTTCAAAATTAGCCCGGCTACAATCTGCAAAACTGGTGCGATTCTGCTTCACAAGTGACGCACCTGAGCTAGAGTGGCTCGCGTCAAAGGCAATCACGCCGAGACAAAACGAAACGAAACAAAATGAAAACCACCGTTCTTAAAAACTTCTTCGACAAAATGCCGCAAGGCAACGCTGGCGATGCAGTCTTCACGCCTAACTACGACGGCAGTTATTTCCGCTACGTTATGCAAGTTGACGGACGCTGGCAGCATGACGGCCTTGGCGGTTACCGGAAGCTAGCCAAGACCGGCGAGTTTAAGCCGGTTGGAATGATGCCGGTTTACATCAACGGTTATACCAAGCAAGACGAGCGCAACTGGCTCAAATCTCAAGGCTTTGAGGTTTGACTCGCAACCCCGCGCCCGGCAACCGGACGCGCAAGCGGTTCAAACCAAAACGAAACGATATGACAAAACCAAAAACCACAAAACTGCCCGTGTGCGATTGCCAACGGCCCGCCGTAGTCAAGAAAGCCAGCGGCTACGTCTGCGCCCGATGCCTTCACTTGGAGCAATTGTATTACGGCCTCGACATTCTAGGCCGCCGCAAAAACGCGAAGGCGATGGGGAGGACACGCTAACATGAAATACGAAACGAGAATAACTCGGCTAACTGTAGGGATGGAAGGGAAGCAGATTTACGACCCGGCTTCAACTAACATTGAACTGGATGACGAAGGGGCTGGCGAGTTTCTTGTCCTGACTCAACATCCTGACGACAGAGACGGCGAGCAAAGGCTGAGATTTGACCCGAAGGAATGGGATGCCGTTGTTGAAGCGGTGGAGCAACTTAGAAAGGGAATGCGATGAACTGGACAAAAACACCGCCGACGAAACCGGGAGCATATTGGTTTCGACGCGGAAAAGGCTGCACGCTTGTAAATTTCTGTTTCATTTGCGGAAACACTGGCGAAAAGGGGTTTTCTGTTTGTGGATTTGAGGGGCCGCACACCGAAATCGGATTTGACGGCGGCGAATGGTGCGGCCCGCTGGTGCCGGCGGAGGAGGTTTGCAGGGCTTATTATGAGGGGCACATTAACGCCATATCAAGCGACCCGGATATGGACCCGCAAGAACATAGTTGGCCGAACAGCCGCGCGCGCAAAATTGTGGAGGGAGAACTGTGAACTTCGGAAAACGCGCCACCAGTCACGTAGCCGATGCCCCTCCTAAACGTGGAGAGATTGGCGAGGCGATGCGGCAAATCGCAAAGGCTCACGCTCGCTTGATGCCCATAAAAAGATGCCATCCGTGGAGGTCAAAATTTTTAGCAACCAAACCAAAACAGAACGAACAATGAACTCGAAAGACACGAACGACCTGCGACAACTGCTCACGCTTTTTAGCGCAGAGCTTCACGCCAATTCCCGCGTTAAAGGCTGGTGGGATGACCGAGACGAACTCAGCAAAACGCCAGCGGGACACGTTGCCGTTGACATTGGCTGTCTCGCGTTGGCTGGCACTGAGCTAGCCGAGGCGATTGAGGCAACCCGCGTGCCGTGCCAAGATGACCACATCCCGTTTTACACCGGGCAGGAAGCCGAGGTTGCGGACACGATTATTCGACTGTTGGATTTTGCGGCGGCTCGCAACCTGAAAGTTGTGGACGCGATGATTGCGAAAGCAGATTACAACCGAAGCCGAAGCTACAAGCATGGAGGGAAACTCGCGTGAACTACCACGATTTTATTCGCACCAAGTCGCAGGAAGGTTGCGACAATGGATTTGAGCCGAACTGGCTGCCGGACTTCCTTTTTGACTTTCAACGGTCACTTGTTGAGTGGTCAATTAAGAAGGGCCGGGCTGCCATCTTCGCGGACTGCGGGCTTGGCAAGACGGCCATGCAGTTGACTTGGGCGCAGAATGTTTACAAGCACACTGGCAAGCCGGTTTTGATTTTGACGCCGCTGGCGGTGGGGGCGCAGACGGTTGACGAGGCGCACAAGTTCGGTGTCGAGGCCGCGCAGTCTAGAGATGGAAAATTTCCCGCTCCAGTCGTGGTTACAAACTACCAGCGGCTTCATTATTTCGACCGCGAAAAATTTGGCGGAGTTGTTTGCGATGAATCCAGCATCTTGAAAAACTTCGACGGCGAAATCAAATCCGCCGTGACAGAGTTCACCAGAAAAACTCCCTACCGGCTGCTATGCACAGCAACGGCGGCTCCAAATGACTACATAGAGCTTGGCACGTCCAGCGAAGCATTGGGCCATTTGGGATTTATGGATATGCTTGGCCGATTCTTTAAGAAGGCCGAAGCAACTTGCAGCCGAAGCGATGAGTTCCGGTCTGGTATCTATCGCTTTCGCGGACACGCGCAGGAGCATTTTTGGCGTTGGGTCTGCTCTTGGGCGCGAGCGGTTCGCACACCATTAGACTTGGGCTTTGATAATTCAAGGTTCATTCTGCCAAAGCTGAACACGATTGAACACGTCGTGAGGGCGGCCACACCAAGGCCGGATATGCTATTTGATATGCCAGCCGTAACGCTTGAGGAGCAGCGGCAGGAGCGTCGCCGCACCATTGACGAGCGGTGTGAAATGGTCGCCGAACTGGTTTCTAACACGGGCAAGCCTGCGGTCTGCTGGTGTCATTTGAATGACGAGGGCAAAATGCTGGAGAAGATGATTCCCGGCGCGGTAGAGGTTGATGGGGCTGACTCAGATGATTGGAAGGAGGAAAAGTTCAACGCCTTTGCAGCCGGTCAAATTAGAGTTCTCGTCAGCAAGCCGGTCATTGCCGGGTATGGTTTGAACTGGCAACACTGCGCTCACCAAACCTTTTTCCCTTCGCATTCTTTCGAGCAATGGTATCAGGCCGTTCGCCGCTGCTGGCGATTTGGGCAAAAGAACGACGTGCGCGTTGACGTGGTAGCCTCTGAGGGTGAGGCCGGTGTCTTGCGTAACCTAAACCGCAAGGCAGTTCAAGCGGACGAAATGTTTCAGAAGTTAGTATCGCTCATTAACAATGAGCTAAAAATAAACAAACACGACAGACACACAAACAAACAGGAGACCCCATCATGGCTATAATCGCATCACACATTGAAAACCGCTTCGCCGCTTATCACGGCGATTGTATTGAGGGCATGAAATCGCTGCCTGACGGGCGCGTGGATATGACCATCTATTCGCCGCCGTTTTGCGGGCTTTACAATTACAGCTCCGACGAACGGGATTTGAGCAACTGCAAAGACTACGAACAGTTTTTTTCTCACTACGAGTTTGTCGTCCGCGAAATCTATCGGCTTACCAAGCCCGGAAGAATCACTGCCGTTCATTGCATGGACATCCCCGGCACCGGCACGGGCGTCAATCCACGCATGGGCGTCGGGGCCAATGTCGGGACTGGCCTGATTGATTTTCCCGGCGACATAATCCGGCTTCACGAGCGGCTTGGTTTTCACTATTGCGCCCGCTACCACATTTGGAAGGAGCCGCTAGGCGTTCGCAACCGCACTATGGCAAAGGGCTTGGCTCACAAGCAAGTTGTCGAGGATTCAACCCTTTGCGACGTTGCCAGCGCGGACTATCTGCTTATGTTCCGACGCGACGGACAGAACCAAAAGCCCGTATCTCACCCGACGGGGCTGCATCGCTACGCGGGCAGCCGAGTTATCCCGCACGAATTGCAGAGATACAAGGGACACAGGGGCAAGCAAACCGAAAACCGCTTCTCTCATTGGATTTGGAGGCAATACGCTTCTGCTTTTTGGGACGACGTGCGGCTTGACCGGGTGCTGCCTTACCGTGAAGCCAGAGACGCGGACGACGAGCGGCACGTTCACCCGCTACAGCTTGACGTGATTGAGCGGGCGGTTGTCTTGTGGACAAACCCTGACGAAATTGTCCTGACTCCGTTTATGGGCGTAGGTAGCGAAGCCTATGGCGCATTGATTAACGGGCGGCGGGCAATCGGGTTTGAACTCAAGGACACTTACTACCGGCAGGCGGTAAAGAACCTTCGCGCCGCACTTGACGGCACAGACGCCGAGGAGCGCGAGCTTTTCGAGACGCCCGCTGAACCATTAGCCTAGCTTGACACGCTTAAAACCAGTGCTAATATCCCCCCAACCTGATTGATTCAGGGCGCGGTTTGAAACGCCGCAGAATACAGATGACAGCAAACATAGACATTCGCAGTGTGCGCCCCTTGGGGCTTCGGCTAATCCTCTTAGCCTATCTGTGCCCAGTTTCACTTGGGGCGCACACTGCGGCAGTTTGTTATGAACACCACCCCATACGCAGCTAAACTCAAAGACCCGCGCTGGCAAAAGAAACGTCTCGACATATTAAACCTAGCCAATTGGAGATGCGAGGATTGCAGACGCGGAGACAGGCAGCTTGAAGTCCATCATTGCGCCTACGTTCCAAGAACGGAGCCATGGGAATACGATGCCACACTGCTAATGTGCCTTTGCGGTGAATGCCACGAATTTAGGCAGCAGCGCGAGGACTCTCTGCGGGTCAACCTTGGCAGGGTAACGCGATTCTTAACGCCTTCGGAGCTGGAGGGCGAGGCTTGGCAGCTAGTCCAAGAAATGGCGACACGGCAAACCAAGCGGTTGGCAGAATCTTTTTCCTGATTTTATGAGCATCCAATACCGCATCAACAAGTGGGACGAATACTTTGAAAACAATCGTTCCAAAAAAGTCCGCGACCTAGCATGGGTGCCAGTGCCTAACCGCCACGACGGGGAAAACTATTCCATGATTATGGCGCACGAAAACGGGGCCGAAATCTTCGCCGCGTGGGTGCTTATTATTCAGGTGGCAAGCAAGTGCGAACCCCGTGGAACCCTCGTGAGGGACGGCGGCAAGCCTCACACGCCAAAAACCCTCAGCGTCAAGACTAGGGCACCGGAAAGCTGGTTCAACGTTGCCTTGGAGTATCTTGCGCAGGAGACGGATTGGCTTATTGCTGAGGGACTTGCAGAAGACTGCCACCCGCCTGCCATTCAACTGCCACCCGACTGCCACCCGACTGCCACTCAGGTGGCACCTGCCTGCCACCCGCCTGCCACTCAGGTGACGAAGAAAGAAGGAAGGAAGGAAGGGAAAGAAGTTGAAGCTGCGCTTCCTTTTTCTGATTCCACTGAAGGCAACGCCAAGAAGCCCGTAAGCGAGCACAAGAAGCTAGTTGAGGCTTGGTGCAATGCTTACGAAGAGACCCACGGCAGCAAGTATGTTTTCTCTGGCCGCGACGCCAAGGCAGCTAAAACGCTTCTAGTCAACGGCGTGACCCCTGACGAGCTGGCCTCGTTGGCAAAAGCGGCGTGGGCTAACAAGGGGAAGGATTCTTGGAGCTGCCAGAACAGGACGGCGGCCCTTTACGACTTCGCGGACGCCTTTAACAAAATCCAAAAGGAGCTTGGCAAGCTTGGCGTTTCCGCTCAGTCAGGACCAAAGCGCGACGCCCGTGGGCGCATCCCATTCGTGGACTATATGCCCGACGCCCCGACAACGCCGGGACCGGACCCGAAAGAGCTGTTCGCAAAACTGAGAGCAGAGGCAGAGGCGGCTGCTAAAGCGAAGGAAGACGCAGAAAACCCTTTCAACGAATCAAGCCATGACCTTTGAAGACTTCGCATCGCGCTTCGACCGCAAGCGCAAAAAGGGGGCGGGCTACATGGTTGTATGCCCGTCGCATGACGACTCACCGGCATCGCCTAGCCTTTCCATTGACCCGGCCAAGGACGGCGGCGTTTTGGTCAAGTGCTTTGCCGGTTGCACTGCTCAGGGCGTCGTAAACGCTCTAGGATTGAATATGAGCGACCTTTACGCGAAAACGGAGTCAAGACACTTCCAGCCGCCCAAAGCCGCCTGTAAGCCAATCCAGAGCGTTCCTGCGGTCAAATCCGAGGTGGAGAAGCTTTACAGCTACCGTAACAGCCTTGGCGAAGAGGTTTATCAGGCCGTCAGGATGCGCCCAAAGAGCTTTCGGCAGCGTCACAAGGGGCCGAATGGGGAATGGGTTTGGACGATGGAGGGCGTCGAACGGGTGCTTTACAACTTGCCGGAGGTGCTTTCGTGCCAAACCGTTTGGATTGTCGAAGGCGAGAAGGACGCTGACAACCTAATGAAGCTGGGCATCGTGGCAACCTGCAACGTGGGCGGCGCGGGCAAGTGGCTTGACGGCTACACTGAGTCGCTTGCCGGGAAGAACATTGTCATTTGTGGCGACAACGATGAACCCGGCCAAAAGCACGTCAGACTTGTCTTTGACTCAGTAAGCACCAAGGCCAAGCAGGTTAAAATCATTCGGCTTCCGGGCGTAAAGGACGTTTCGGACTTCATTGACAAGTTCCAAGACGACACCGAGGCACGCAAGGCACTCGACGAAATTGTGTCAGATGCCACGCCAATGATGGGCGGCGCAGAGCTTCCGGTCTATTCAATGGCCGACATTGAGCCGCTTTACGTGGCCCAAATTCAGAGGTCCGAAAGCGTTTGCCTTGACCTTTCCCGCTGGCTTCCTTCGCTTCGCAGGGTTCGCCCCGTCATACAGGGGGAGCTTGTGCTCATCATCGGCGACACCGGCACGGGCAAGACTGCCATGCTTCAAAATATCGCCATGAAATCCAATCTGAAAACGCTCATGTTTGAAATGGAGCTGCCCTTGGAGCTTCTTTTCGAGCGTTATATGTCAATCAAGACCGGGGCGAGCTGCCAAGAGACGCACGACGAATGGAAAAGGAATGCGTTTGGTGAAAAGGGGTGCAACCAATACTTCCCAAACCTCTTTATCTGTCCGAAGTCGCGCATCACACTCGACGAAATTGAGTCAATTATCATGCGGGCAGAGTTGAAGATGGGCGAGCGGCCCGTGCTGGTGCTCATTGATTATGTCCAACTAATTCAAGGCACCGGCAACCGCTACGAGAAAACCAGCAACATCGCCGAGGGCTTGAAAGTGCTAGCCAAGTCCACGCGGACCATCGTGGTGGTGACCTCTCAGGTCAACCGGAACAGCGCAGACGAAAAAATCAGCCTGCATTCGGCCAAGGATTCCGGCTCGCTTGAAAACTCAGCTGGCCTAGTGCTGGGGGCCACTAGGTGCGATGGCGGCTTTACTTTGGAAGTCCTTAAGTCAACCAAGGGCGGGGCCGGGCTTGAAATCGGTTGCATCTTTGACGGCGGCAACCTACGAATCACGGAACGCGGGCGCATAGACCCGGAAGACGTTCCCCCCGCATTATGATTACCATCAAAGCTAACCCCAGCACCGTCTCAATATGCTGCCACGGCGAAGTCTTAGACGCAATGGCCGGCAATACCCGCGACGGCGTGACGCATTATTTCGTGTGCGCCGAATGCAACCGGGCCACGGATGCGATACCGCAACAAGCTATTGACACGGGCGGGCTAATTTCAGATACGGACACGCACGAATTATGAGCGAACCACGAAAAATATTTACCGCACTTGCCGACGCCCTGTTTGGAGAGCCGAAAGGCGTGCGGTCTGGCTTGAAGCCGCCCGGCTAACCGAAGAACTTAGCTAACATGAGCGAACCGAAACGAACCGAGTTTTTTGTTGAACTTGCGCCCGGGGGGCCGTGGCTAAAAAACGATTTAACTTGCACTCCAAATTGGGACGAACGCGGCTTGTGGCCGTCAATTGAAGAAGCTGAAACCGCTTTCACACAAAGCCGTAAGCAAAATGAACACCACTGAACCAAAACGAATTTTTACCGCACTTGCTGATGCCTTATTTGGTGAGCCGAAAGGATTCAAGCTGAGGGAGAGAGAATTCCAAGGCACCACAATTTTGGTGGTGGATGTTAAGCGGGCCTATTACGGGCGCATCATCGGATCAAATGGCAAGGTCATTCAGGCCTTTCAAATCGTGCTTGGGCTGGCGGGGCGCAAGTCAGGCAAGCCGCACGCATTGCAGGTCATGGAGATTCAAAAGGACGGGAAGGCTGAACGCCTGCCGTTTGTGCCGAATCTGAACTGGAATAGAAAATGGCTTGAGCTACTGGCTGGCGATGTAACGGGCGCAATGTTTAACGCTT